CAGCGAGGCGCTGGGAGAGCTGGTCTGGTTCACGCTGACGACCACGGTGGTCGGCTTCAGCCAGTACCGTGCGCGCAATCTGGTCTGGGCCTACGACAAGTGGTTGGTCGGTGATCCGCAGTCAAGCAACATCGGCTACCTGGTGGACACCATTGGCACGCACTGGGGTCAGAAGGTGCGCTGGGAGTTCGGCACGCTGATTGCCTACAATGAGGGCAACGGCGCGCTGTTCCACGAGCTGGAGCTGGTCAGTTTGACTGGTCGAGTGGCAGTCGGCGTGGACCCTATCATCACCACCAGCTACAGCCTTGATGGCCAGTCCTGGAGCCAGGACAGGCCACTGCGTGCTGGAACAACTGGCAACACCAAGAAGCGCCTGGCCTGGTTTCAGCAGGGCAGCATGCGCAACTGGCGCATCCAGCGATTTCGCGGTGACAGCGATGCGCACCTGGCCTTCGCACGGCTTGAAGCGCAGATTGAAGGGTTGCTGTACTGATGGCCACCAATCCACGCATCCCGCCACTCGGACTGACCCGAGATCAGCTAGCCACGTTCTTGAAGGACTTCGAGCAGATCAAACAGTTCGAGAACCTGTTTGCGGTGGCGGCTGCCATTGCGCCAGACGAGGTGCAGGCCGTCAACATCTTGGCCGGCAATGCCGATGCCAAAGCTGTGCAGGCACTTGGCCAGATCGCTGCTCTGGCGCAGGAGGTGGCTGTCTGCTGCTCGATCAGCGACATCAAGGGCACGCAGGCGCTGGATCAGATTGCCATGCTGGCGCAGGAAACTGCAGTCAGCATTGCGTCAGCAGAGAACAAGGCCAACCAGGCGATGGCGCTGTTGTCCAGACTGGCCGAGGCTGTTGAAGGGCTGCAGATGCTGCCTCCGAAGCGCGAGTTCAAGCGCAGTCGGTATGGCTCGTTCTACGACACCACCACGCAGACAGCCACGGCCATCAACACGGCCAAGGCCATCACATTCAACACCACAGACTTGAGTCATGGCGTCTATCTTGGCACGCCAACTTCGCGCGTCTACGTCGACACTGAAGGCATCTACAACTTCCAGATTTCTGTGCAGCTTGATTCGACAGTCGCAACGGCTGAAGAGTTCTATCTGTGGTTCAGACTCAATGGAGCTGATGTCACTAATTCAGCCAGCCAAGTGCGCATTCAGGGCAACAATGCTGAAGTGTTTGTGGCGCTGAATTTGTTTTTCAACTTGAAGGCAGGAGACTACGTCGAGGTCATGTTCAGCGTGAGCAATCTTGGCGTGCAGCTTTTGGCTTCTGGTCCTGTGGCACCACATCCAGGCATTCCATCCATCATTCTCACTGTCGCAAACAACATCGGAGGTATCCAATGACCGTCATCGTAAAAACCCTTGTGCCTCCCAAGCAGATGGAGGCTGTCCAGACCACGCAGTACACAGCCACGGCTGCCAAGGCGCTGATCGACAAAGCCACTGTCACCAACACCGATACGGTGAACCGCACGTTCAGCGTGAACCTGGTGCAGTCTGGCGGCGTGGTTGGCAATGCCAACCTGATCATCGACGACCGTTCGGTGGTACCTGGCGAGACCTATTTGTGCCCAGAGTTGGTTGGCCAAGAGCTGGACCCTGGTGCATTCATCAGCACCATCGCCAGCAACGCCACATCGCTGACGCTGCGCATTTCCGGCCGCGAGATCACCTGAAGGAGTTGAAGATGGAAGACGCAAAAATGCCCAAGATGATGCTGGCCGGCTTCGGCGGCATTCCCTACGAGGAGCCGTTCATCACGGCGGCCGAGAACAAGAAGAACACCCAGGTGGTGATCGACGACTGGATGCTCGGCCCTGAAAAGCCCAGCAACGAGCGAGGCGCAAACAAGCCCTACTGGATGGCGCTGGCCAAGGCCATGCAGTGCGACGAGGCCGAGGCTCGTCGTCGGCGCTGCTCCAACTGCGAGTATTACGACAACTCAGTCATGACCCAGGTGAAGATGGACAAGATTCCCTGGAATCAGTGGGACGTGGGCGCAGGTTTCCGCGGCTACTGCAACAAGTTCGACTTCATCTGCCACGACCTGCGCTCCTGCCAGGCCTGGGAAGAGCGCGAGTTCGAGGAAGATTGACCAAATGGCAGATTGTGGGAAAATGAGGGCGCTGAGTCTATCGGGCCACCAGCAGCTCATCCAACCATTGGAGGGTTGCGTGCATGGGAAGTTCTGAGTGGCTCAAAGAGAACCTGCAAAGGGTTCTGGCGCTTCCTGCGCCAGCCACTGAGTGGCTGATGATGCTCTGGGGTGCTATCCAGGTCTTTGATGACGTGGCTGATGGCGATCCTGTCGAGCGTGAAGACCTCAACGCAGCCATCTGGAACACATTGGTCGGCATGAACCAGAACAGCTTCTGGGCTGCCAATTCCATCACCCTTGCGCCTGTTGTGGCGACCATGATCCTGAAGTGGCAAGGCTCTGACCAGGCCGAGCGCGCTGGCAATGCTGATGCGCGCTCCTACGTCTGGCGCGCTGGCTACTACGATGTGGTCATGATGGTGGTGGCGCTGTGCCACGGCACCAAGTACGCCACAGACAATGCTCACCTGGTCATGGCGCTGTACGGTGAAACACTCGAAGACTACATGAAGGAGTTCAGCCATGCCTGATCCAGTAACCGCATTGGTCGTCGGCGGCTCGCAAGTCGTCGGCGGCATCATGCAAAGCAATGCGGCCAGCGATGCTGCTGGCGCGCAAGTTGCTGCCAGTCAAGCTGGCATTGAAGAACAGCGTCGACAGTTCAATGCTGTCCAAGAAATTCTCAAGCCCTATGTAACGGCTGGCACAGGTGCCATCACTGGCCTGCAGCCCTACGCTGCGGCCGGTGCCCCTGCGCTGGAGCAGCAGCAAGCGCTGCTCGGGCTACGCGGCCCCGAGGCCCAGCAGGCGGCCATTGCAGGCATCGAGCAAGGCGCAGGATTCCAGGCTCAGGTGCGTCAGGGCGAGGAAGCATTGCTGCAGCGCGCATCGGCTACTGGCGGCCTGCGTGGCGGCAACATCCAGGCAGCCCTGGCACAGTTCCGGCCGCAAATGCTGCAGGCCGAGATCGAGAAGCAGTATGGCCGTCTCGGAGGTCTGACGGCACTTGGCCAGACAACTCAGCAGAACCTGGCCCAGCTTGGCCAGGCATCGGCTGCAGGCACGGCCACGGCTGGCTTACGCACTGGCGCAGACATTGCCAACCTGATGGGACAGCAGGGCGCTGCACGAGCTGGCGCAGAGCTGGCGCAGGGTCAAGCCTTTGCCAACGTGCTCAACCTGCCGGCCCAGTTCCTGGGCATGCAGTACGGTGCCAAAGTCGGCACTCCAGGCTTCAGCAACATCTTCAGCGACATCAGGCTCAAGAAGGACATCCAACGCATTGGAACCAGGCAGGACGGCCTTGGCGTCTACGAGTTCGAGTACGTTTGGGGTGGCGGCCGGCAGGTCGGCTTGATGGCGCAGGAAGTGCTGGGCGTCTATCCTGACGCTGTGGGCGAGTCCGGTGGGTACCTCACTGTCGACTACAGCAAGGTATAAGGGAGCCTGACATGGTCCAGCCAATCAACTACCAACTGAACGTCCAAAGCCCATTCGAGGCGGCGCTGTCCGGCTTCAAGATCGGTGCCACCATTGCTGACGTGGCAGCGCAGCGCCAGGCCCAGGAAGCTGATCTGCAGCGCAAACAGGCACTGCAGACGCAAGTTCAGGCTCTTATCCAGAACCCGAACCCGAGCGCACGCGACTTCACTAACGTGGCCATGCTTCTGCCAAAAGCAGAAGCTGACAGCATGCGCGCCAACTGGGAGACGCTGTCCAAAGACCGGCAAGAGAACGAGCTGCGCTTCAATGGCCAGGTCATGTCGGCCTTCAGCGCAAACCAGCCACAAATCGGCATCCAGCTCTTGAAAGAGCGCGCCACGGCAGAGCGCAATGCAGGCCGCGAGCAGCAGGCCAAAGCCTACGAGACTTTTGCGCAGATAGCCGAGGTCAGCCCACAGAGCGCACAGAAGACCATCGGCATCATGATGGCTGGCTTGCCTGGTGGCGATAAGGTGCTGACCTCGTCCATACAAGCACTGAAGGCACCGGCCGAGGTGCGCGCTGGAGAAGCAGGCGCGACCAAGGAAGAGCTGATCACGGCCAACACTCCGACCCGCCTGGCGCTGGAGAACACGCAGACCGCGGCCAACATCCGCAACCTGGACAGCCAGATTGCAGACCGTGCTGGACGACTGGTGCTGGATCAGAACCGTCTGAAGCTGGACCGCGACCGTCTACAGTCTGACGTGGAGCTGAAGCTCTTTGAGCTAAACCAGAAGGGCGGTCAGCTCGATGCCAGCGCCACCAAGATCG